TAGAAATTCTATTTTTCCATTTGACATATCATCAACGATATCAACATCAACTCCTCTTTTTGTCAATTCAATTGCCAAATTGCTACCGATGAATCCTGCTCCACCAGTCAATAATGCTCGTCTTGTCTTCATACCGTTTCAAATATTATAACATTTTTTTACCAAAGTTCATTACTTATTTTCATGAAAACGTTTAACATCATCAATCATTCTTCCAAGGTCTCAAATGACGATCTACAACTAATGATAGAAGCTTGTAAGATTCAACTAAGAGATCATGCTGGACCCGCACTGGACAGAACGCCTTGGGACATCAAGCTCAGCGGAGATGATGGGTTTCCTATGAATATCTTTGATGATACCGATCATGCAGGAGTCATGGGATATCACAGCCAAGACCCAAACGGGAAAGTCTGGGGTAGGGTCTTTGTGAATCCCATTCTAAATAGTGGCGGAACAATTATGAACGGAACAAAATCCGTCTCGGTGGTACTGTCACACGAAATTCTTGAAACCTTCTACAATCCGTATATCAATCTTTGGTCAAATAGAGGTGATGCCACTTTTGTTGCCGTTGAACTTTGTGACCCTGTCGAAAATCATAGTTACGAAATTGACGTAAATGGTAAATCAGTAAGTGTATCAAACTTCGTTCTTGAATCTTGGTTTGATAAGGAAATGGCGTCGGCAGGAAAGTTTGATTATCTTTCTATTTTAAAATCACCTTTAACTTTAGCGCCGGGCGGGTACAACATCATTTTCGATAGCATAACAGGAAAAATGGGACCTGTATTTGCATCAAAAGAAGATGAAGATGCTCATGATTTGTTCAAACCTTCCCATCCTGCCGCGAGATCAAACAGGCACAAATCATTCAATACCACCACCACCTGAAGATCCATCAACTGATTTTGATGTAGATGAGTATAGATCTTTATACCATCCTCCACCCTTCAGCGCAAATCCAGATCCTCCTGAAATTAATCTTTGAAGTGCACTCACCAAACATTTTGGACACTCTGACAGTGGGTCATCCTTCATGGATTGAAATGCTTCAAAACAATGATTACAACACTTACATTGATATTCGTATGTAGGCATTTGCTTTTCTCCTCATGGCACAATAACTACTGGAAATAAAACCTGCTGACCTGTAATCTTTTGAACATCCTGTTGTCTATCATTCTTTAATGGCCCATTTGATGTAACAAGATGAGACATGTTTGGATCTTTGACAAGATCAGAGAAACGATATTCAACTCCATCAATCCAACATAGTTGCGAAACTAGTTGACAAGTTTGAGAATAATCCGTGTGATTCGGATCATGGGCAGTTGCATTAGGTTGAATAACCTTTGCGCCCTTTCCACAATACAAGGTTGCTGCAGGAAATCCCGTAATTCCGTTGAACGAAGCACCTGTAAAGTGCCATCCATAATTGCAAGCCTGCCTTCTTGCATATTCTAGCTTTTTATCAAGAATCCAGTGTTTTCCTGCAGGAGAAACAATTCCTCCGTTGTACGCCCCCAGAAGCTTATCTACTCGTTGACTATGAGCCAGCATAGACTGAACTGAAGATGAAATAGGTTGAGGAGAAGGAGCAATTCGATGATTCGCGTTTGCATACATAAAATCTGCTACCTGAGCAGTTAACAGGGATGCATCAAATACATCTGCAAGTTGTTGTTGTAATGTCGCTGTGACATTGACACGAACTCCACCAATTTTGAGTGCATCTGACATGACATCGAGCTTTACTTTTTTTCCAGCGATGTCATATTCAAGAGGAACCCAAGATGCTTCAAAATTTCCTGCAACAACTTGATCAAAGATGTACTTTTGACGATCAGGGATCTTTTCTGGAAATATTGTCGTTGTAATCATGATCACTTTTTCCAGAAAGAGTACATGTTCTTCTCAATCTCATAATCCATATTCTTCATCGGACGATTTGGTTGTTCTTGCGCCCACTTAAACATCTTCATAATGGTTTCATGAAGATCTGTATTGTCTTTAAATCCAAGAAGCTTGTGTGCCTTTGTATGATCGCAATATGCAGTATGAACTTCATTACGAGGTTCAAGATGAACCTTAGTTGCATTGATTCCTAGTTCCTTAGCAACGTTAATGACTGCTTCTGCAGCTTCATTAATTGTATAATGTTTATCTGCACCGATGTTGAATATCTCACCATCATGAGCAGTCATCAGTTTTTCAAAAGGATCCATGTAGAACTTAATGTCAGAAAATGCGCGGATCTGAGTGCCGTCTCCGAAAATAGTCAGAGGTTCACCAGCCAAAGCCTTACGAATCCAGATTCCAATAACATTACGATAACGATCCCAGATGTTTTGATAAATTCCAACAACGTTATGAGGACGAACAATACTATACTTCAATCCAAACATTTCATGCGCAAGTTTTAGATCCATTTCAACAGCATACTTTGCGATACCATATGGATCTTCAGGCGTCGGAAGCTGACTTTCTGTAAACGGAGGGTTTCCTACACCATATACCGCCATAGATGAAGTAAAAACAACCTTCTTAATTTCGTTATTGATACATGCATTAATGACGTTTGCTGAAGAAAGAATGTTATTCGTATAATTGTAATTACGAATAAAAGGACTCAATCCTTCTGCAGCGTATGCCGCAAAATGGAAAACATAGTCTGGCTTTTCACTTGAAAAAATTTCTTCTACAGCTTTTCGATTTGAAAGATCTTGTTTATAAAATGTCATTTTAGAAGGAACTGAATCTTCATATCCTCCACTAAGATCATCAATTCCTACGACTTTATAACCCTTATTCAAAAGATGACGAGAAAAGTTTGCGCCGAGAAGACCTGCTGCACCTGTGATTAATACTTTCATTTTTTCCTCACACTAAGGACTCTAGAAAATCTACAACTCCGTCAATAGAAAATACACCGCTCGATTTTAAATTGTTTTCTTGTTCTAAAATTAATGAAGTTCTATCATCAATCGACATCGAAAATATCTGCTTTACTTTATCAACGACAGATCCAGATCCAGTAACAATCCAATCTTTTCCTAATAGACCTGGGATCAAAAATTCTTCTGGTACTAATCCTGGTACATTTGAAACTATGTTTTCTACGTACCTAGGAGAAGCAAATCCTCGAAGTGCATATTCTGGTTTTGTTATGTGTGTTGTACAGACGAACGTATTCAACCTCTTCATCGAATCATAGAAGTTTAACCTAGGAGCGAATGCAACGTTCATATGAGATGATATCAACTTTTTAGGGGATTCACGCTCAGGTGAAACTTCTAACCAGTTTCCATGAACCGTTGTTTGGATACCAAATTCCCTAAGTTGTGAAGAAGGAAATGAATAATAACGTTCAAACGCTTGTGGGCGTTCATAATTGTTACCAACGTATCCGTACTCGAATGATGATCCATTAACTGGCATCAATTTCTTCCAATCCGTCCAGAACATGAGACGAGTACGGTTCCTAGTCAAGCTTCTAGGATCAAATGCTGGATCTGCAATAACGGCTTGCGGCCACTTCAACTCGTCTTGTTCTGTGACCTTATAATCACAATCCCAAATCACGACAGGGATTTTTCCATGATAATAAGATAAAAGCTCAGTCTGTCGATCAAGATCTGGTTCAAACTTACTTGAACCAGAATTCTTATATGTTGGCCATCTCCACTCTACAAACAAAATATCAATATCAGGAAATCCATCATCATACTTCAATCCAGGATATGGGGCTGGTTCCCTACGGGCTTGTAATGAATAAACTTCATGACCTCTTCCTACCAAAGAATCTACCATAATAGGCCGACCGTACCGATGACCGTCCGGCGTCTTTGCTTCTTTTGACGCCTCGAAAGGCTCACAAAATCCCCAATAACTGATTCCTAGTTTCATGTTATCCTTTTTTATTAATAAATTCTAGAATGGTTTTCATTTCCCAATCAATGTCTTCTGAATCGACGCACAGTCGCAGAGTCTCACATTTGGTCCAAATTATAAATTCAGCATACATGTCAGATATTTTTTGCATTGCTTTGCAATCAATGTCATGCATATCATCATGCATTCCTTCATATGATGTTCTGTACGGAATCACAATTTTAACGCCTACTTTAGCTGCAAGGTCATCGACATATGTCAACGCTTCATGATCAGTGATTCTATTATAAACTCTTGAGTATACCCATTCAGAAGGATAAGAACGATCAAGAACGACAGAAGTTCCTGTCATCTTTAAAAAATTATAAAAATATGGATCTCCATACTTCAATGCGTTTGAAAAATATGAAGGATCTTTTGAGAAAGCATTCCATTCAGATTCGTTCTTAAAATACGGAACTTGAATTCTTTTTGACAATTCGCGAGCCATCTCCGTCTTGCCGACCTTATCAGACCCATCAAATAAAATAACGGTTCCCATTTTATTCCTCATGAATCAATGATCTTAATACGGTTCATGAAAGTTTTATTACCGTAGTTATCAACCGTGATTTCAGAAAGACAAACACTATATTTTGGAATCTCAGTCTTGCCATCCCATCCCCAACAAAACAACCTTCGATTTTGACCGCCTAATCCAGTTATGGTCAACAACAAATAAGGTTTTCCTGTCTTGGTTTTCTTTGGTTTTGAATCAGCAATGATAAACCAATAAATGTTTGTATCTGAAAGATCGTCGACCGATTGAACACCCTTCGATTCAAGCTTTTGAAGAATGTCTTCAGGCATAAGCATAGCTGCGTTGAATGACCCGAGATATTTTATGCTGTTATCTACCATCTCAGATCTGGTCCATTCTTCAATATCTTGAGTTTCGATTAAGATATTTTTAAATGATTCCATTCCGACCAACGGATTCTTTTTTGTATGTTTCTTGATTTCTACATTCCTATCAATCAAGATTTCATTCATTTGCTTATAACTGCTAAACGTTTTTCCGTATCCGATACAATCCAAAGAATCGAAGGCTTTAATTCCAATCAGCGCTTCGAGTGAACGTTTATTAAATTTTGAATGTTTCCACGAACCGTCTTCATTCCACAACATCTCTTCTACATTCTTATAAGGACGCTTTTCAATAATCTCATCCACCGCTGACTCGCCAACTCCCTTACATGAAAGGAAGCTCGGCATAAATCGTTTGCCTTCCAAAATAGTCCAGCTCTTCGTCGCATAGTTAATGTCGATATTAACGATTTTATATCCCAATGCTTTAACTTCAGAGAATGCTTTAGAACGTTTTTCGTCATTTCCTGACATGGATTCAAGATATGCACAAAGCCATTCCTCTTCAAAGTAAGTTAGAAGCCATGCACAGTAGTAAGAATCAATTGCATAAGAAACTGCGTGAGATGCATTGAAACCGTATCCTGAGAAGAACAACATCTTTTCATACAGCTCGTCTGCAACTCTTTCAGGTATTCCATTCTTCATTGATCCGTTAACGAACTCTTCTTTTGCCTTGCGAGCATCTGCAGCAGCATCATCTTTCTTTGCAGCAGAACGTTTCATAATGTTTCTACGGATCGTGTCTGTCTCTGCCTCAGGAAAACCTGCAACTACAGAGCACAACTTCATAACTGATTCTTGGAAAATGATGCAACCATACGTGTTCTTAAGAACCTTTTCAATCAATGGATGTTGATAATCGATGTTATCTGCATTGTTCTTCGCGTCGATGTAAAGCTTATCAACGTTCGCAGCCAATGGACCTGGACGATAGATTGAAGTCAACGTTGCGATGTCGATGATGTTACGAGGCTTTGCCTTCATAAAAAGGCGTTGCGCGCCAGGCTGCGTACATTGGAAAACACCGGCAAATCTTCCTTCATGATAAACATATTCATAGACCTTTTGATCGTTTAGATCAATGTTCTTTGGATCCATGCGTTTATCGAACCACGACTTGATGTCTTTAAATGTAGGATTTGCGATTCCTTCTCTACGTTGTAAGATCAAATGAATGCATCGTTCAATGATTCGTAAGGTTTCAAGGCCAAGCAAATCGAACTTAATCCAACCAAACTCTTCTAGATGTTTGTAATGCATGCCCTCGACCCATGGCGTTTGAGGTTCGCCACGGGCCAAGATGAGAGGCATCTGTTCTGCAACATTTTCAGATACGATAACTCCACCAGCATGACGGCCAAGAGATCTGTTTTGTTTGAATAAAATCTCAATCGGCTCTGCAACTTCAGGATGCAAAGCCACAAAGTCTTGCATGGATTTTGAATACTTCATCGCATCTTCATACGTCAAAGTAAACAAATTCTTGTCAACACCAGGTTTAAAAACTTCTTTCTTAACGTCATCCTCAATGGGAGCCAATGCAGCATTCACTTCTTCGAATGGAATGTTATAGAACCTAGCAATGTCCTTGATAAGGCTCTTTAGCTTAAAAGTATTGTAGTTAGAAATTGGAATGACATTATGATTTCCAAAATTTTCGCGAAGCAAGTCGATTAGCTTATCACGGTCTCCAATATCAGAATCGATATCAGGAGCACCTGAATTATGAGTTAACAGCCATTCTTTACTTGTGTTTGAAACAAAAAACGTGTGATCATCGTCAACTTCGATATCGATTAATTCGATTTCATCTTCTAGGTCAACAATCTCAATTGAATTAATCTTTGTACGTTTTAATGAGATAAGCTGTTCTTCCATAATCTTTATTTTCTAAATTGGGGATTTTATCATAGAGACCAGATGATCTCAACATTGAATAAAAATCGTTCATATACACGACTTTTATTTTCACATCTGCAGAATTTAAACTCTCCCTAGCAGCTGAATTTGAATTTAACTTTTTCGAGAATAAATTTTCACTTTCTCGAATACCTTTTAATTCGATAAATTCGCCTAAGTCTGGTAAGTAAAAATCGGGAGTATAAAATCTTTTCTTTCCGTTTATTTCCGTTTCAAAAACTTTTTTTTCGTATTCAAATCGAATTTTTAGATAAATGCAATATCTCGCGTAATCTGCTTCAAGAGAACTTTTAAAATAAGGAGAATCTTGTATGTCAACCCTCCACCCTGTTCTTCCGTTTGTGTGTGACTTTATCAACCCTAACGATTGACCTTTTCTTGAACAAATTTTATTACAAAAACGAGTTGTTGCAGATTTTTTTACTGTTAGTTTAGAGTTGCAAACTTCACAAAAAATATCTTTTCTATCATAAAGACTTTTTGAAAAACAATCAGGAGAACAAAATTTCTGAGTGCTATTTTCATTTATCTCAAACTGTTTAAGACAGTTATTACATTTTTTTTGGACTTTTACATGCCTGGTATTAACAAATGACATGTGCTTTGCGTAACAATTTTTTGAACACGTCACACGATTTTTTGCTTGCGAATGAGGAAGATAAAATTCTTTACAACATATCTTGCATTCAACTTTTTGCTTAGATCCATTTTCAGGAATTTTGTACCAGGCTTTTTTGCATTTTTCACCGCAGTACTTCTTTCTTGCTGAACCTGCAGAACCAGATCCATTAACGACATATTCTACATAAAAAATCTTTTTGCAATGTTTACATGTTTTCTCAATTCTTTTCATGCAGATAATTATTTAACGATAGACAATAATTCGTCTGTAATTAAAATTTCTTTAGCTTGAACTTCAATCTTTTTATCATCACGGACAACAATCCATAGATGATTTTCTGAACATTCGATACACCCTTCATCAGTTCTAAATCGATAAACTCTTTTTGCTTTTGAAATAAACTTGCTATTAACTTTCTTTAATGACCCAGATCCTCCGACTACTAAATCACCAATTTCTAAATCTTTGATTTTTTTAAAACTTTTTTCAGTTTTTACTAAAGTTTCTGGATTTAAACATCTATGAGGATTAAGAAACCTTTCAAACGAAAGGTCGTACTCCATTGGGTCAAGGTTCGTCACACCAAGAACATAAGCAACAAGA